TGTGCCTAACGATTTTTTTGTTGATAATGTGGTGGCGCTTGCGAAACTATCAGCACCCGCTAGGTCACGTCTGATGCGAATGTATAATGATCGCTATGATATTAGGCGATTTATACTCGATCAGAGCGATTGGGGCAGTCTGTTATCCGATTATTCTGGCGTGCGATTAACGCCTGATGGCCCAGTATTATCTTTTGGTCGGTTTAATCCATTTGAAGCAACATCCTCTTTGCCCATTTTAAAATTTTCGGCCAATAGACAGCATCATAACAATGCGCTGAGTGATGATTTATATCGCCTGGACTTCGCTATTTTAAATGAAACAGATCCTCACACTAGAAATCATAATGCCATTTATGTACGCGATCACATTTGGCAAAATCCCGATCCACTATCACCTTTCACTCCTGATTTTGAACCACCACTACATCTTGCAAAAGCACTGATTGTGTTATCTGATAGTTGGCGTCTTGGTGAAATTAATGCGTGTTTTGCAGTTACCACCCAAACAGAGGTAGGCGCAACCTTTATCTTAAGCCAAGATCAGCTTTCTAATCATGTTTGGCATTTCCTGTATCAAGAAATTTTAGAACGATTTTACCGAGCACAAGAACATATAGCCCAAGCGATTATAGATGAAGAAATCAAAGTTTTTGTAGAAAAGGAACAGCACAATACTTACCGAGAAGTGGCCATCTGGCCTACTTTATCCGAAGAAAAACTAGACCCTATACAATTAAGTTACTTTGCTCATAACGAGATTTTTATTACAACGACATATCCTGGCATGCTGACGTGGCATCAACATCGTCATCTCGATCGTCCATGGACGAATTCAGATCCAATCGTGAATATAACCCTCAACTGAATTTTTGACGTCAACCAGTTTGAGGGATGATTATGGCTATTTTAACGCAGTCTGGTCGTGCAGCCATTGCCGCTAGCATTAAGCAGCAAGCTATCCATTTGGCTTGGGGCACCGGTGATCCTACTTGGGAAAGCACCCATGAGGTGGAAAAAACTTTTGCCGATGACCAAATCACGCTTGATCATCATCCTGTCAAAAATGTCACCCTAAAACAAGGTGAGACTATTTTTATTTCAGGGACTGACTATAGCGTTGACAGTGTGATCGGCATCATTAGTCGTCTTCCTAATGGGAATATTCCTGCTGATAGCACTCTGACTATTGATTATACCTATGCCACACCGCCAGAGCCCATTACCGCAGATGCTCTTTTAAATGAAGTTGGCCGCAGAACCGCTGATGAAGTCATTTTTTGTACTGGCGATGAAAATAGCGATTTGATTACCCCAACGGGTCGTTTCAAGACGTCAAGCACCCCAACTAATAATCTATTTTTGCGTTTCACTTTTGATTTTGACAATGCCTCAACCCAAGTGATACGTGAGCTTGGCGTTATGGTAGGCACTGAAACCAATCCTGAATTACCGCCTGGGCAACGCTATTTTGAGCCACAAGACATTATTAATGCAGGTATTTTATTGGTCTTAGAACGCACAGTGCCACTAATCCGAACAGCGGCAACGCGCGAAACTTTTTCATTTGTGGTGACGTTTTAGGGAGCAATCATGAACAACATCTATAAGATTCATGGGAAGATACAATGACACTTAATAGCTATTATAACCGTTATGATCCAGCTAAAAAATATGACCGAAGCCTGTTCTTAGCAGGCCGTGGTTTGCAATCGGCTGAACTGAATGAAATTCAAGATTATGCGCTCCATAACCTCAAAGGTATTGGTGATGCAATTTTTAGGGATGGTGATGTAATCCGGGGCGCAGCCTGCGTGGTCAATCCTGATACAGGAGAGACCAGCGTAGAGGCAGGCTATATTTATTTGCGTGGTGCCGTTCGTGAAATAGGTTCGGTCAATTTTACTATTCCCGTTAATACGTCTGTGCGCATTGGTGTATAGTATGTTGAAAGCACGGTAACTGAGCTTGAAGATCCAGGTCTTCGTGATCCAGCTGTCGGCACTCGAAATTATCAAGAACCGGGAGCTGCACGCCTTAAAGCAAACATTGCCTGGGACTTTCAAGCAGATGGTATTCCCCCAACATCCCAAGAAGGTGAATTTTATCCTATTTACGGTGTTGAAAATGGGGTCTTAGTTCAGCATGCACCACCACCGCAACTGGATGCAGTCAATGCAGCTCTTGCGCGCTACGATCGTGAATCCAATGGCTCTTATGTGGTAAGCGGTCTGGATGTTATGTACCTACAGACAGATAACAATGAACAGGTTTTTGTTATTAATGAGGGCAAAGCCCATGTTGATGGATTTGAGATTGAGCTACCCCATAGTTTGCGGGTGCGTTTTGCATTTGATCCAGATATTCAAGCGATAGAATCAGAACCTCATACATTCCAGCCAGATGCTCAAGGCATAATGGCACTAACGCTTAATGAGACGCCTATTAAAGAAATTTTCGATGTGGATGTCACAGTTCAAAAAACAATTGCTATGACTCATGGCTCTTTTACTGGTGTTGCAGATCCAATACCAGACACATCGGTACTTGAAATTATTCAGGTAAAGCAAGGCACTACCATTTACGTTAATGGCACAGACTATCGTTTGCATTCTGGTGATGTAGATTGGTCATTGTCTGGATCTGAGCCCGCCCCAGGTAGTACGTATGAAATAACTTATCGTTATCGTAGCCGTATTACACCTCAGAACATCACTGAAAATGGCTTTAAAATTTCAGGGGCTGTTAATGGCACTTTGGGTTTGGTGGATTACAGCTGGATGATGACGCGATACGATTTAATAACCATGGATGCTCAAGGCATTGTTCGTCGCATTAAAGGATTTGCCCATCCATGGAGGCCATCCTTACCTACAGCTCCTACAGGACAATTAGCTTTAGCTTATGTTTACCAAAATTGGCGCGCTGAAGAGAAACCGAGTGTTGTAAATAATGCTATTCACGCCATACCTATGAGTGATATTGAAGCCATGCGCTCAAGCATTAATGATCTATATGATTTGATTGCTCAAGAACGCCTGCGTAACGATGCCAATAGTCGTGAGCCTGCAGCTAAAAAAGGAATTTTTGTTGATCCCTTTTTTGATGATGACATGCGCGATCAAGGAATCACTCAGACTGCAGCGATTGTCGATCACGAACTTACTTTGCCTATTAACGGCTCAGTTCAAGATGTAGGTAAAGGGTCAAATCCTTGGTTATTACCCTATGTTTTAGAGCCAGTGCTTGAGCAGCTCTTACAAACAATGGATATGAAAATTAATCCTTATCAAGCGTTTGCACCAATACCTGCAAAAGCCATTATCAATTTAAATGTAGATCGCTGGACAGAATTAGAAACTAACTGGTCTAGCCCGATTACGCAGCGATTTAGCGTCCTTTCTAGTCCCATCACACGTCAGATTGTGAATGGAGGTGGCGTGCTTACGCGAGTAACCTCAAGCACCACTCAAAACGTATTAGTCGGAACACAAATAAGCCAAACCTCAGAACTTTTATCCAGTTCAACACGTGAAGCTACCTTTATGCGCCAAGCTACTCAGAATTTTGATCTAGAAGGATTTATGCCAAATGAGCAACTTCGGATGGTTTTTGATGGCATCACTATTGAACCCGTTAGTGTATAGGAGAAATTATGCCACTTATTGCAGATTCAACAGGAAAAATAAAAGGTAAATTCACCGTCCCAGCCAATGTGCCAGCGGGTACTAAACTCGTCCAATTCATTGGCAATCAAGGAAGTTATGGTGAAGCCACTTATACCGGACGCGGCATTATTACAACTGAAGAGCGCAGGCGTGTTACGGTCATTACCGATATCAGACGTAATGAAACCACGGTTATCCTTACACGCTTTGATCCATTAGCCCAAACCTTTACCTTAAGTGAAAGTCGCCATATTGCTGGGGTTGATTTGTGGTTTAGCAATCGCGGTACTAAGCGTGTGGTCGCGCAAATTCGTGATACCAGTCTTGGTATGCCAACACAAACGGTTTTAGCTGAAGGCGATATCATGCCATCTTCAATCAACATCAATGGCACTGCTACTCGAATGACTTGGCAACCTGTGTGGCTTGAGGCTGGACATGAATATGCGATTGTTTTGTTAACTGATGATGCTGATGCGGCAGTGCGTGTAGCAGAACTTGGCAAATACGATGCAAGCCATGGCAGATGGGTGACAAGCCAGCCTTATCAAGTAGGCGTGTTATTATCCTCAAGTAATGCCAGTACATGGACTGATCATCAAAATCGTGATTTAACTTTTAGACTTTTAGCTGCCAGATTTACCGAAAATACACGCATTGTTGAATTAGGAACAATCACTGGCAATAGCACATCAGATTTGATTGCACTTGCAAATGTTGAGCGTGTGGCATCCGATACCGATCTGGATTTCACCCTTACCGAACAAGACGGCACAGAACACAAACTTTCTGATGATTTGCCCATTGCTCTTCGAGCTCGAGTAACAGGCAATTTAAATGTGAAAGCGCAGATGCGAGGCTCCAGCTTACATAGCCCTGTACTTTATCCTGGTGTGCAAATGGTGTTAGGCAATGTTGCTGAAACTGCTGATTATGTCACGCGAGCTATACCTGCAGGAAGCAACACGAAAGTCACCATCACTTATGAAGCACTCATGACTGGGACGGCA